AGCTGCATTTCTGCCTGTCTTGTCGCTTGTTGTAGCTCAACTTGAGCTTGTTCAGTAAGCTGTTGCTGTATTTCAGCAGCTTTTTGAGGGTCAACTATAGGCTGACCATTAACCATCCATGCAGGCTTAGAAGTATATTTCTTAAACTGTTCTTCATCATATAGCTCTTCCTTGCCTGAAAACTTCTCAAACGTTCTAAACTTATCAACTTCAACTTTATAATATCTCTCATATCCTCGTATATACTCATCATTAACGCCTCCAAAAGCAGATAAAGTCTGAGTTTGAGTATCTTCAGGAAAGATAATCTCTTTATTATCTTCTCTGTTGGTCTGAGGTCTCTCGAACCATTGCTCACTAGAAGCGTTTTGAATAGCTTTCTTATACATAGGATACATACGTTCAGCTTGTGTCTTAGTAAAAAGCCTTGAAATGATAATATCTTTAGCATCATCAAAGAATCTCTCTCTTGAGTTAGGGTCGACATATACATCAAGCGGGTCTATATCTTTAATCTTAACCTCACCTTTACCATCATCAGCAAGTGGGTCTTGATATACAAGCATATATCCAAGCCCCATAGTATAATAATCATCAACTATCTGCCTAATAATCGACTGACCATCTGAAATATCATACATATATGAAAGCATAGCATTTATAACACTTGAAATTTTATTATCTGAGTCTTCTCTTGGAGCTACTCTAAAAGCGGGTCTATTAGCTGTTAACATAGCTTTAGCTGTCTCAACAGCAGGATGTATTCTATTGACTACTACAGGAGCTTGCCCTCTCGCTTCAAGTTTAGCTTTTTGTTTGCTTGTCCACTGCTTACCAAGCCTAAACTCTTTATCTTCCTGGGCGTGATTAGCCCATGTTGACCTTTTATTCTGATAGGTCTTCCACAATTCTATAGTTTCATCAACTAGCTTTTTATTGCTTTTTGCCATTACGCTATATTAACCATCACATTGTCATCCAATCAAGGAATTTTCTTATAGGTTTATTTTCTGCCACCTTTGAATCGGCAGTTAACCGACAAGGTCTTGCATTTTCAAGAGCAGTCCAAGTAGCATCTATAATATCATCATGTCTGCCTTTAGGATAAGATAAGAACTCTTGTTGAGCTATCATATCTTCTGGTCTAAAGTAGAACTCGCCTTTAGCTAGCATAGGAACTAAGCTAAGCAGCCTTTCTGACTTACGAGAACGTGGTTTAACGCCTTTTTCAAGTCCAGGTATATATAAACCTTTATCATTCATTAATGCTTTTGTAGAAGCTCTTAAAGCTTCCTGATAAGCGGTAGTTTCAATCTTCATTCTGATTGGTTTATATTTTACATAGGTTTCGATTATTTTATCTGGTTGTATAGCAGGAGAGATATGTTGTCTGAATATATCAATAATATACTTATTATTATTGCTATCTATTCCAATAGTAACGATTACAAAGAAGTCAGCTCTTGCAGCGAGAGAAGATGCGGGGTCAACACCGCAATAGACGTTAACAGGAATAATCTCTTTACTATCTCCTCTTTCTTTCACTAAACAGTTACCATATCCAGGCTCTTTTGAGAAATGATAGTTATGTATTTTAATATATTCGGGTTTAAAGGGTGCAGATTCAGGAGATTGAGGTATATTCATATATTCCTGATAGAAGCCATTTAAGTTCCCTATTGTAGCATATTCTTCTTTAATCTGCTTTATTCGCTCCATAGGAAAGCGTTCATTCCATATAGGTTTATTATCTTCATCTACGATAGCATACCAGAGCACTTTCCAGCTTGGTGATTCTTTAGCCCACATCAAGAAGCAATCATCAGAGATAACTGTTCCAACATCAACGATTTTCCCTTCATCAGCAAGTGAAGGTATAACAGCTTCAGTCATCCACCGTCTATTCTTTACTCTACCTTCAACGGTATAAGCGTTAAGTTCAGATTCAAAATCATCAACTATA